AGCAATCCGAGTGGACTTTTTTCATGGAAGGAGGAATGGATATGCCACATAAACCTTTAAAGCCATGCAGATATCCAGGCTGTCCTAACCTTACCGATGGAACTTATTGTGAAAAGCATAAGGCTGAAGCTGCAAAGGAGTACAACGCGTATGAGCGTGCGCCAAACCATAATAAGAAGTATGGTCGTGAGTGGAAGCGAATCAGAGACAAGTATGTTAAGAAACATCCTCTTTGTGAACGCTGCTTGAAAGAAGGAAGGATTACACCTGTTGAGGAAGTTCATCACATCTTACCAGTCAACAGAGGTGGGACCAATGCTGAAAGCAACCTCATGTCAGTTTGTAGATCTTGTCACAATAAGATTCATATCGAGCTTGGTGATAGACATCCGAGTGAACGCTAATGGGTAGGGGGATTCAAATCTCTACAGCTTTTATAGCGGACATCGGGCTGGGCTCTCGTGTGCAAAAATCGCAAATTCAAAAGGGGAATAGCCCTAGAACTGAAAAGGAGGTAATCGGATATGGCTAATGCTAGCTTAAAAGGCGGAGCTAGAGTTGGTGCAGGAAGAAAGAGAAAAGCCACCATTGAGAAATTTGAAAATGACAACCCTGGACATAGAAAGCTTGAAGTCATAGATGTGCCTGATTCTTTTGAAGGTGCTGAACTTGAAGCAGTGGACATGCCACCAGTAAAAGATTATTTATCTGCACAGCAACGTGATGGTAAAAACCTAGAAGCGGCAGAAATTTATAAGACCACTTGGCTTTGGTTAAAGAAGCTAGGATGTGAAAAGCTGGTAAACACAGTCCTTATTGAAAACTATGCCATGAGCGTTGCTCGTTGGATTCAATGTGAGGAAGCGATATCCAAGTATGGCTTTTTAGGAAAACATCCAACATCTGGAAATCCTATCCAAAGTCCATACGTAGCTATGAGTCAATCTTTTATGAAACAATCGACTCTTGCTTGGCTTCAGATTTTTCAAGTCGTCAAAGAGAACTGTACTGTGGACTTCAGAGGTCCTAATCCTAATGATGATATGATGGAAAGATTGCTAAGAACGCGTGAAAGAAAGTAAAAAAACAGAGAATAGATAAGGTTTAGATGGTCATATTCTCTGGCAAAAAGACATAACATCTAGACAATACATTTAGGAATAAATACACGAGGTTGCCATAGAGCAGCCTTTTTTAATGGAGGTAAAAGAACATGTTTGAAAAAGTTAATCCTAAACATCCAGACAAAATTGCTGACAGAATTGCAGGTGCGATTGTAGATCTGGCTTATAAGGAAAACAAAAATCCTAGAATTGCAGTAGAAGTCTTAATTGGTCATGGTAAATGTCACATCATAGCTGAGACTTCTGTGTATCTTGACCGCAAAGATGTGATCAAGGCAGCTCGTAGGATTGCTGGAAGAGTCTATGTAGATTACGTAGAGGTTCCACAGGACTTGCATTTAGCAGATAACCAAAGCGAGAAGATCCGCTGCGGTGATAATGGTATCTTCAAAGGCGTGCCACTTACCAAAGAACAAAAGAGTCTATCTGAAATTGCAAGAAAGATTTATGCGAACTACCACAGTGATGGCAAATACATCATTGATGGAGATAAGTTAATCATCTGCCAAAGCAAGGCAAAGAACTATGAACTTCACAAGAAATATCCTAAGGCAATTATTAATCCTTTAGGAGAGTGGACTGGTGGTACCGATGTTGATACAGGTGCTACTAATAGAAAACTCGGTTCTGACATGGCTGATTCAGTCACTGGTGGTGGACTTCATGGTAAGGACCTATCAAAGGCAGACGTGTCTGTGAATATTTATTGTTTTCTAAAGGCACAAGCTACTAATCAGGTAGTTGAGATTTCGTGTGCTATTGGAGATGAATACATTGATAACAGGCCTTATGAAGAGGTGGTTGAAATTGCTAGAGACTTCATCAATGGTTTAGGCGGTTTCGAGAAGTTTGCTGAATGGGGGTTATTCTAATGGCTAAGACTACAAAAGAAATGAAACTAGTAAAACTAGAAAAACTAATCCCTTATGTAAATAACGCCAGAACCCATAGCCCAGAACAGATTTCAAAGCTTAGATCTAGTCTTCGTGAGTTTGGATTCATTAATCCTGTAATCATTGATAAGGATTTCAATATCATCGCAGGTCATGGTCGTGTGCTTGCGGCAAAAGCTGAAGGAATCGATGAAGTTCCATGTGTCTTGGTTGATTACCTTACCGAAGCTCAAAAGAAAGCCTACATCATTGCTGATAACAGAATGGCAATGGATGCAGGATGGGACGAAGAACTTTTAAAGGTTGAGTTAGAAGCATTGGAAGGTGCTGACTTTGACTTGGCCCTTACAGGTTTTGATGAAGATGAAATCGAGGACTTCTTCAAAGAAGATAAAACCGATGTTGAAGATGACGATTACGATTTAACAAAGGCATTAGAAGAAGCATCGTTCGTTGAAAAAGGTGATGTATGGATTGTTGGTAGACACCGTCTTGTGTGCGGAGATGCAACTAATCCAGATGATGTTAATAAACTTATGGATGGGAAGAGAGCAAACTTGATCCTGACAGATCCTCCATATGGTGTATCTTTCTGCTCGTCTGCTGGTCTTAAGATCCAGAACGACTCACTTAAGAATGAGGACTTTTATCAGTTCTTACTTAAGGCTTTCAAAAACATGGTTGACCATTGTGAAGCAGGTGCAGCAGCATATTGTTTCCATGCGGATACTGAAGGATTGAACTTTAGAACTGCATTCATTGATGCAGGGTTCCATTTAGCTGGTTGCTGCATCTGGGTTAAGGATTCGTTGGTTCTTGGTAGAAGCGATTATCAATGGCAGCATGAACCAGTGCTTTATGGTTTCTTACAAAATGGAAAGCATCACTGGTATTCCGATAGAAAACAAACAACTATCTGGAACTTTAAGAAACCAAAGAGAAATGAAAACCACCCAACATCAAAACCACTTGATTTGCTTTCTTATCCAATCCAAAACTCATCTCAAGAAAACACAATTGTTCTGGACACATTTGGTGGATCTGGCTCGACACTTATGGCTGCAGAATTGACAAATAGAATCTGCTATACGATGGAACTTGATGAAAAGTACGCCTCTGTAATTCTTCGTAGATATGTAGATAACACACATGATGAAGATGGTGTTTATTGCATCAGAAACGGAGAGAAGATTGCATATAAAGATCTCGTTAAAAAAGTAGAGGATATATCGGCCTAATCGCTTGATATATTCTCGCTTTTGAGCGATGTATATATGTAACTTTGGAGGTGTTAATGATGGAAAACAAAAGAGCTGAACTTTACAAGATTTGCGATGAAACAAACACATCGAGAAGTGGCATGGATTACTTGGTCGATTATTACATCAAATCTTTAGGCTGGACCGAAGAGGAAGCAGTCAAATATGCCATTGGACTTTTCAAGAATGGAACCATTCGAGAAATCAAACTAATCGGTAAGGATGGGAAGAAACTATGACAAAGGAAGAACTTTTAAAGCAGTATCCAGTCGGCAGTCGAGTAAGACTTCTAAAAATGGATGACATTCAAGCGCCACCTATTGGTACGCTTGGAACTGTAAAAGGCGTCGATGATATCCTATCGATCTTGGTTAGTTGGGACAATGGTTCTGGATTGAATGTTGTATATGGCGAGGATCAGATTGAACTTGTTTCAAAGCCTAAAAAGTAGGTAATTTAAATATATAAAATATATTTAAAAATCTTCAAAAATTGACTTGATATATGTGTGTTTTAGAGCGATATATATACACGACAAAAGGATGAAAAAGCCTGATGGAATCGGAGGAAATCGAAATGAAAAACACAGAAAATCAAATCAAGAACATGAAGGAACAGACAATTGGCGTAGAAGTTGAAATGAACAACATCACCAGAAGAAGAGCGGCAAACTTAATTGCAGACTTCTTTGGAACACAATCTTGGAACGCAGCCAGCGAATACGGATACATGACTTGGGCCTGCAAAGACACTCAAGGAAGAATATGGAAATTCCAAAGGGACTGCTCAATTGCTGGACCAGATGATGAAAAATGCGAACTTGTAACACCAATCCTTAAGTACAACGACATTGAAACCTTACAAGAGATTATTAGAATCCTTAGAAAAGCAGGTGCGAAGAGCGATGCAACAAGAGGATGCGGAGTTCACATCCACATCGGTGCAAACGGACACACTCCTAGAACCTTAAGAAACTTAACAAACATCATGGCAAGCCATGAGAACCTTTTAGCAGAAGCCTTAGAGCTTGATAGAGGAAGATTAAACAGATACTGCAGAACAGTGGACCAAAACTTCCTAAGAGAGGTAAACCGCAAGAAGCCTCAAACAATGAGCCAATTTGCAGATGTTTGGTACAGAAGTCAACATTGCGATTACGGAAGAACACAGCATTACAACGACAGCCGTTACCACATGCTTAATTTCCACGCAACCTTCACCAAAGGCACAATCGAATTCAGATTATTCCAATTCGATGCACCAGCAAACGGAAAGGCAAACGGACTTCACGCAGGACAACTTAAGAGTTACATTCAGCTTTGCCTAGCCTTAAGCGAAATGGCAAAGGAAGCCAAAGGAGCATCAAGCAAACCTCAGCAACATGAGAATCCAAAATACGCAATGAGAACATGGTTACTTAGACTTGGCTTCATTGGCGAGGAATTCTCAACAGCTAGAGACTTCTTAACAAGAAGATTATCAGGCGATGCAGCATTTAGAAGTGGCAATAGACCAGCCGCTTCCAATGCCTAAGGAGGTGCGAAGATGAGTAGATATTATTTAGCTTATGGTTCAAACCTTAACGTTAGACAGATGCGATTCAGATGCCCTACGGCACTAGTTGTTGGAAAAGGTGTAATCAAAGATTACAGACTTCTATTCAAAGGCAGCAAGACAGGCTCATACCTAACCATAGAAAAGGCCAAAGGGTATGAGGTTCCTGTTGCAGTCTGGAAAGTAGATGAGGCTTGTGAGGAGTCACTTGATAGGTATGAAGGATATCCTAG